TGGCCTCACCCCGTGAGCTGCAACTCTGGGAACGTCTGTGGGAGACCCCGCAGGCTGTCATGTGGGAGCAGCTACACCAGGACTTTGAAGTTGCCTCGTACGTTCGTCTGCTTGTCCGTGCTGAGTCCCCTCGCAGCTCCGCCATTGTGTGGGGTCAGGTCAAGCAGTTCGCCGAGTCGCTCGGTCTCAGCGTGTCCGGCATGGCGCGCAACAAGTGGACCATCGGCAAGGTGGACGCCGACGACGATTCGCGTAGCGCGCTGTCCATGGCACCTGTGCTTACGCTGGCAGACAAGTTGAAGGATTTTGGGGATGACGAATGATCTACCCCTGTTCGTCGCCCGGTACTGGGTTGAACACCACGCGGTAATTCCGGATGGCTTCCGGCAGGGCGAGCCGTTCAAGTTCCTTCCCTGGCAACGCAAGGTGTTCCGAGCGTTCTACACCGTGCGCGGTGACGCTGAAGTTGGTAAGAAGTCAACTGCGTTCGTTTACCGGCGCGCGCAGGTCATCATGAGCCAGAAGAGCGGTAAGGGCCCGTTCGCTGCTGCCGTAGTGCTTGCAGAGGCCGCAGGCCCTACCGTGTTCGCTGGCTTCTCTGACGGCTCTCAGCGCTACCGGTGCCGGGACCATGGGTGCCCCTGCGGATGGGAATACCCGTACAGCGCTGGTGAGCCTATGGCCGTGCCTCAGCCAACTCCGCTGATTCAGCTTCTGGCTACGTCGGAAGACCAGGTGGCGAACGTCTACCGGCCGCTTACCGCCATGGTCAAGCACGGTTCCCTAGGCGCCATCATGAGCGTGCGCGAGGGGTTCATCAGGGTTGGCGATGAGGGCCGAATAGACGTTGTCACTAGCTCCGCGCAATCGCGACTCGGTAACCCCATCACGTTCGCGATCCAGGATGAGACGGGCACGTACACAGCGACCAACAAGATGATCAAAGTTGCTGAGACAATGCGCCGTGGTCTCGCTGGTATGTCCGGACGCTCGATGGAAACGACGAACGCTTACGACCCTTCAGAGGAGTCGACCGCTAAGCGGACGCATGAGAGCAAGGCTGAGGACGTTTACCGGTACTTCCCGCAAGCGCCCCTGAACCTCTCGTACCGCAACAAGCAGGAGCGCCGGAAGATTCACCGCGCTGTGTACTGCGATTGCCCGCACATCGACCTAGACGCGATTGAGGCTGAGGCCAGCGAGCTTGCCGAGACGGACCCTGCACAGGCAGAGAGGTTCTTCGGTAATCGCATTGTGGCGGGTGCTGGTGCCTGGCTAGAGCACAACCTTTGGGAGGCTCGCGCCAACGGCTCCCGCACTGTGGCGCCTAAGACTCCGGTTGTCCTGGGGTTCGACGGGTCTGACGTTGATGACTGGTCGTCATTCCGCGCTGAGACGCTGGACGGTTTCCAGTTCACTCCCACCTATGGGCCGAACAAGCTACCGACCATTTGGAATCCCGCTGACTTTGGTGGGCAGGTGCCCCGGTTGGAAGTCTCGGCAGCGCTGGACGAGCTAATGCAGCGCTATGACGTCAAGCTTCTGTACGCCGACCCGCCCTATTGGGACTCCGAGGTTGACCAGTGGGCAGCGCAGTACGGTGACCGGGTCGTAATTAGCTGGTATACGCGCCGAGTTGTTCAGATGCACGCTGCTGCGGAGCGACTGAAGACGGACATTGCCAAGGCTGACACCCCGTTTTCGCATGACGGGTGCCCGATCACGTCGGGTCACATTCGAAATGCTCGCGCTGCTGCTCGTCCGCAGGGCCGGTATGTGCTGGCCAAGTCCAGCCAAGACCAAAAAATCGACGTTGCGGTTACTTCCATCCTCGCTCATGAGGCAGCGATGGACGCCGTAGCGGCTGGAATGACGGCGCCTAAGCGCAAGAACTACTACTACTCCGCATAAGGGCCCACCAGGAGGGGGCGAACATGGCCACAGAAGCTGAAGCGCTCCGCCTGGTGGACATCCTTGAGACTGAGCTGCGTAACCGGCGCTGGGAGATAGACCGTAATGAGGCGTACTACCGGGGCCGTCAGCCTCTGACGTTTGCCTCTGACCAGTTCCGCAAGTACCACGGTGACCGCTACAAGGACTTTGCCGATAACTGGGTACAGGTGGTGTCCGATGCGCCGGTTGAGCGTCTCACGGTCACTGGTGTCCAGCCGTCCGGCATGACTGAGGCTGACAAAGAGTCGTGGCGCGTGTGGCAGATGAATGCCCTTGACGCTGACTCGCAGCTTGGCTTTCTCGGGGCCGTGAACAGTGGCCGTAGCTTCGTGCTGGTGTGGGGTAACCCGGACGATCCGGAGACTCCAGAGGTCACGTTCGAGGATGCCTCGCAGTGCATTGTGATGTACGTCCCTGGTTCGCGTCGTAAGCGCCGTGCCGCGCTGAAGCGTTGGGAAGATGGCGGTTTTGATTACGCCACCCTGTATCTGCCGGACGAGGTTTGGAAGTTCCGTCGCGCGCATCTGTCGACCCCCAAAAAGTCGATGGTGATGCTTCAGGCTGACGACGAAATGGACGGGTGGGAGACGCGGGATATGGGTCATGAGCCCAACCCTCAGCCGAATCCCATGGGTTGTGTTCCGATGGTGGAGCTTCCCAATAAGCCCATGTTGGTCTCTGACCCGATCAGCGATGTTGGTGGCGTGGTGGCCATGCAGAACGCTGTAAACCTGCTGTGGGCGCAGCTCTTCACGGCGTCTGACTACGCGTCGTTCCCTCAGCGCATCGTGTTGGGTGCGGAACGGCCGGTTGTCCCTGTGCTGGACGATCAGGGGCAGATCATCGGTGAGCGTCCGGTGGACCTTGAACGGTTCGCTGTAGACCGTGTGGCGTTCTTCACGGGTGATGACGTCAAGATTGATGAGTGGACGGCCGCGAACCTTGAGGCGTACACGAACGTCATTGAAGTTGCGGTGGGGCATATCGCCGCTCAGACTCGCACGCCTGCGCATTACCTGATCGGGTCCATGACCAACATTTCGGGTGATGCGCTGCTAGCGGCTGAGACGGGCCTGATTAAGCGGGTCGAGGAAAAGCAGCTTTGGTTTGGTCAGGCACTGCGCGAGGTGTTCTCGCTGATCGCTCTGGCCCAGGGCAACGACGCTAAGTCTCGTGCGATCACGGGCGGTCGAGTGATTTGGGCAGATGCCGAGTCACGTTCTCAGACGCAGCTAGCGGATTCGCTGCTGAAGCTGAAGACGATCGGTTTCCCGTTCGAGTTTCTGGCACTGCGGTATGGGCTTACGCCTACCGAGGTAGCTGACCTACTCGCCATGAAGGAAAAGGAAATGATGTCGGACCCCATGGGGGCCCTTTCGAACATCATGAACGCGAACGGCGGTAACAATGTGGAGCCTGCGAGCCAGGAAGCACCAACGGGGCCGTGAAGCCCTAGCAGACGCTACCGCCCGAGCCGTTCTCGCTGAGTGGTCCAAGGTCGACCCCAACTCCGTTGCAGGGGACTGGGGTCGACTGCTGCCGAAGGTAACCGCAATGGTTCAGGCGGGGCAGATCAAATCAGCGGACATGACGAACGACTACATGCGGGAACTGATCGGCGAACTAGACGCCGAGGTAGATCCCCATCAGTTCGCGAGTCAGACCCCCGATGGGCGCAACCTTATGGGTGTGCTCGCTCGGGCTATCCCTACCGCGCTGTGGCGCCGTGACCAGGGTGACAACACGCGTACCGCAATGGCTCGCGCTGGTGCCTTCCTGAACATGGTGACCCGTACGGTAATCGCGGATACCGGCAGGCAGGCTGACCAGGCTTCCATGGTCGGTAATACGCAGGTGACCAGCTATGTGCGAGTGGTGGAGCTTCCCGCTTGCTCACGCTGCATCATCCTCGCTGGGCGCGAATATAGCGTCTCTACCGGTTTTCAGCGCCATCCCAATTGTGACTGCACCATGGAGCCTGTTACCAAGCGCAAGGCTGGTTACACGCTCGATGCACATGACATGTACGACCGGATGAGCGCTGAGCAGCGACGCAGGGTGTTTGGCGAGGCTGGCAGTAAGGCCATTGATGATGGCGCCAACATCTACAGCGTGGTCAACGCCCGCAAGAGCATGGACAAGGTTGAGATGTTCGGCCGTACGGTGCAAGTCACCTACACAGGTACGGGCTCGCGCAAAAAGAAGCGCCCACCCCGGTTGATGCCTGAAGAGATTTACCGCCTTGCCGACG